TAAATAATTGATTATTAAAGACACTTTAAAAGGTGTCTTTTTTAATATAAAAAAATACAGAATCAAACTGGACAAATAGGAGGAAAAAGAATGAGTGAATTTAAACCAATCACTACACAAGAAGAATTAGATTCTATAATCGGAGAGAGATTGAAAAGGCAAAAAGAAAGCATCTCAAAACAATATACAGATTATGAGGATCTAAAAACAAAGAACGTTGATTTAGAAAAAGAATTGACAGAACTTAAGAAAAGTATAGAAAGTTCAGCATCAAGCAAAACAGAACTTGAAAAACAAATTGAAGAATTGACAGGAAAAGTTAAAGCACATGATTTATCATCTCTAAAAATAAAGTATGCTCTTGAAAATGGCATACCTTATCATTTAGCCGGCAGAATTTCAGGAGATGATGAGGATAGCATAAAAGCAGATGCAGAAAGTTTATCAGACTTTTTCAAATCACAAACACCGCCACCACCTTTAAAAAACACAGAAAAGAAAGTTAGTGGAGAAGATGTGGCATATCAAAATATATTAAAAGGATTAAAAGGAGAATAAAATTATGGCAGTATTATCAAAAGGAACATTATTTGACCCTGAATTAGTATCAGACTTAGTAAACAAAGTGCAAGGAAAATCTTCACTTGCGGTTTTAGCAAAACAAGTACCGGTATCATTCAACGGAAGTAAAGAATTCACATTTACATTAGACAAGGATGTAGATGTTGTTGCAGAAAATGGGAAAAAAACTGAAGGAGGAATAACTGTTGAACCAGTTATTATTAGTCCGATAAAAATCGAATATGGAGCAAGAATTTCTGATGAATTTTTATATGCAGCAGATGAAGAAAAAATTAATATATTAAAAGCATTTAATGAAGGTTTCGCAAAGAAAGTTGCTAGAGGACTTGATATTATGGCAATGCATGGAGTAAATCCAAGGACAAAACAAGCTTCAACAGTAATTGGAACTAATCATTTTGACAATTTAGTTTCACAAAAAGTAACTTTTGTTAAAGCACAAGTTGAAGAAAATATTGAAGCAGCAGTAGGACTTGTTCAAGGTTCTAATGGAGTTGTAACAGGTATGGCAATGTCTCCAACTGTTTCATCTGAATTAGCAAAATTAAAAGTAAATGGTGTTAGACAATATCCTGAATTAGCTTGGGGAGCAAATCCTGGTTCAATTAATGGATTAGCGGTTGATATAAATACAACAGTATCAGAAGGTGTTGATAACAAAGAAAAAGCTATAGTAGGAGATTTTGCTAATATGTTTAAATGGGGTTATGCAAAAGAAATTCCACTTCAAGTAATTGAATATGGGGATCCCGATAATTCCGGAAAAGACTTAAAAGGATATAACCAAGTATATTTGAGAGCAGAAGCTTATATTGGTTGGGCAATTTTAGATGCTAAATCTTTTGCAAGAATTGTGGAGGCATAATATGATTTATAAAAATATCATAACAGGGGCTATCATTGATAGTCCTTGTCTAATTTCAGGAGAAGATTGGAAAGAAGTAGAAGAAACTAGTACTGAAGAAGTAGAAGTCGAAGAAGAGGAAGAAACTACAGAAGAAACAGAAGAATCCAAAAAAGGAAAAAAATCAAAGAAAAAGTAGGTGGCAAAAATGAGTAATTTTGCAACTATTGAAGATATAATTAGTCTGTTTAGAGAATTGAACAAAGAAGAAATAAAAAGAGCAACAGCCTTAATACCAGTAGTATCTGATAGTTTAAGAGTTGAAGCAAAAAAGGTTGGGAAAGACCTTGATAAACTTGCAGAGGATAACTCTTTTTCTAATGTTTTAAAATCTGTTGTTGTTGATATTATATCCAGGACACTACTTACTAGCACAGAGAATGAACCAATGGTTCAAACTTCTGAAAGTGCTTTAGGTTATTCATTCAGTGGAACGTTTTTAAATCCAGGTGGAGGACTGTTTATAAAAAATAGTGAATTATCAAGACTTGGGCTTAAAAAGCAAAGATATGGAGTGATTAATTTCTATGAGTAGGTTAAAAGGTAAAACAATCATTTTGATTAACAAAATAAAAGTAGGAGAAGATCCTTTTGGAAATTCAATTTTTGCAGACAAAGAAATAAAAGTTGATAATGTGCTTATAGGTCAGCCAACTACAGAAGATATAACAAACTCTTTAAGTTTATATGGAAAAAAAATAGAATACACTCTTGCAATCCCAAAGGGAGATGAAAATATCTGGGAAAATCAAGAAGTTATATTTTTTAATAAGAAATATAAAGTTTTTGGGGGAGTTATAGAAGGAATAGAAGATATGATTCCTTTAAGTTGGCATAAGAAAGTTATGGTGGAACGATATGCTTAAAAATTTTAAGATTAATAGGCAAGGAGTTAGTGAACTCATGAAGTCAACTCCAATGCAATCAGTGTTAAGTGAAAAAGCAAAAGCAATTGCTGCAAGGTGTGGTTCCGGATATGAAACTGATATTTACATTGGAAAAACCAGAGCAAATGCTTCTGTTGGAGCTAAGACAAAAAAAGCTAAAAGAGACAACTATAAGAATAACACATTATTAAAAGCGGTTAGATAATATGATTGAAATAGTAATAAGAGAATTTTTAAAGAATAATTTAAAAGTTGATGTTTTTTTAGAACATCAAGAAAATGAGCCTGAAAGTTTTGTAATTTTTGAAAAAACATCAAGTTCGAAAAATAATCATTTAAAATCAACAACCTTTGCTTTTCAAAGTTATGCAAAAAGCTTATATAAAGCTTGTGAACTAAATGAAAAGTTAAAAGAAGCAGTTGAAAAAATGATAAATTTAGATGAGATAGCATCAGTAAAGCTTAATAGCGATTATAACTTTACAGATGAAGAAACTAAACAATACAGATATCAAGCAGTTTTTGATATCAAACATTATTAAAAAGGAGAAAAAAATGGCAAAGACAGAAAATGTAACTTATGGGAAACCTAAAGTAGGCGGAGCAGTAAGTGTTGCACCACTTGGAACAGTATTACCAACAGATGCAAAAACTGCACTTAATGAGGCTTTTAAAAATTTAGGTTATATTTCAGAAGATGGGTTAAATAATGAAAATAGTCCAGAATCTGAAAAAATTAAGGCTTGGGGTGGAGAGGTAGTTTTAGCAACTCAAACAGAAAAACCAGATACATTTACTTATAAATTGATTGAGGCACTAAACATAGATGTTTTAAAAGAAATATATGGAGACAAAAATGTAACTGGTACTTTAGAAACAGGAATTACTATTGAAGCAACTAGTGATCCTGCAGAACCACATGCTATAGTTATAGAAATGATATTAAAAGGTGGAATAATTAAAAGAATTGTAATTCCAAATGGAGTAATTACTGAAATTGGAGAAATAAATTATACGGATGAAAATGCAGTAGGTTATGAAGTAACAATTGAAGCACTTCCAAATGGCGGGAACAAAACTCATACTGAATATATTGTAAAAGGAGAATAACAATGATAAAAGGGATTACTAAAACAGGCTTTAGATTTGAAATTTCAGATAGAGCATTAGATGATTATGAGCTATTAGAGTTAATGACTGATGTTGATTCTAATCCTCTTTTGGTTCCTAAAGTTTATGAAAAACTTTTAGGAAAAAAACAAAAAGAAAACTTAATAGAATTTTTAAAGAAAAAAGATGGATATGCTTCTACTGAAAAGATGAGTAAAATTTTAGAAGAAATTTTAAAAAGTAATCAAAAAGTAAAAAACTAGTATTCCTTGCTGGAGTTATAAAAGAATATGAGGATTTAATAATTTGTGATCTTGCTGAAACATATAACATAATAGACTACAAGAAATTGCCACTATCAACAGTGGCAATTTTAGTTTATGGGCTTCGTGAAAATTCAAGATTAAAAATGAAAATTCTTAATTCAAAAATGGAAACTAAAAACTATTTATTAGCAGGGATTTTAGATAGATTAACACTTTTAGTGTATGCAAATACTAAAGATGCACAAAAGGGAAGGAATAAACCTAAAATGTTATTAGATACAATTGAAAAATCTAAAGACAATGTAAGTAGTTTTACTTCCGGTGAGGATTTTGAAAAAGCAAAAGCAAAAATACTAAAAAATATAAAAGAAAAGGAGAGTGATAATAATGAGTGATATTGGTAAAGCCTACGTCCAAATTGTTCCGTCTGCAAAAGGGCTTGAAGGAGCAATTAGTGGACAATTAGACGGAGAAGCTTCTAAAGCTGGACAAAGTGCAGGTTCAAGTATAGTTTCTACGTTGAAAAAAGTCTTTATTGCAGCAGGAATTGGAAAAGCTCTATTATCAACTCTTACAGAAGGTGGAAAACTTCAACAATCTTTGGGAGGTATTGAAACGCTTTTCAAAGATAATGCAGATAGAGTAAAAGGATATGCAAAAGAAGCATATAGAACAACAGGGCTTTCAGCTAATGCTTATATGGAAAATGTAACAGGCTTTAGTGCAAGTTTATTACAATCTCTAGGGGGAGATACAAAAAAGGCTGCTGAAACTGCAAATATGGCTATGATAGATATGGCGGATAACAGCAACAAGATGGGGACATCAATGGAAGCTATCCAAAATGCTTATCAAGGTTTTGCTAAACAAAATTATACAATGTTAGACAATTTAAAACTAGGTTATGGTGGAACTAAGAAAGAAATGGAAAGACTTTTAGCAGATGCTCAAAAGATAACAGGTGTTAAATATGATATAAACAACCTAAATGATGTTTACGAAGCAATTCACGTTATACAAGGTGAATTAGACATTACAGGAACAACTGCAAAAGAAGCATCAACAACTCTTAGCGGTTCTTTTAATGCTATGAAAGCATCCTTCCAGGATGTTTTAGGTGCTTTAGCTTTAGGAGAAGGATTAAGACCAGCTTTAGAAGGTTTAGCAAGTACTGTTAGTACTTTTCTATTTGGAAACTTATTTCCAATGATAGGAAACATTTTAGCACAATTACCAGGACTCTTAATAACTTTTATTCAAGTAGCTTTGCCACAATTTGTTCAAATGGGAACAAATATGGTTAATTCATTAATAAGTGGTTTTGATTTTGGTATGGATGGTTTTTGGGCTAATTTTAGCGAAATGATAAATGTGCTTTTAACAGATTATTTACCACAGTTTTTAGAAACTGGTGTTCAATTGATAACTGAATTAGTAAATGGTCTTTTAACTGCAATTCCAGATGTAATAACTGGTATGGGAGAGATTATAAATAGCATAATGATTGTGGCAATGGATGCTATACCTCAATTATTACAAGCAGGATATGATTTAATTAAGAATATGGCTCAAGGTATATTTAATAATATGCCAGCAATAACAAAGAGTATGGTTGATGTTTTAGATAAATTATTAAAAACAATACTAGAAAAATATCCAGAGTATTTACAAAAAGGTTGGGAAATAATTGCAAAAATGGCTCTTGGTATTTGGAATAATTTACCGCAAATTATATCAACTTTGACTAATCTATTATTAGCTCTAATTAGAAAAATAGGGGAATATTTACCACAATTTTCACAAAAAGGTATTGAATTAATTGGTAAATTGCTTGTAGGTATAGTTCAAAAAGCACCAGAAGTGATTGCAAAAATACCTTCAATAATTTTACAAATTCTATCTTCAATAGGAAAATTTGTTTCGCAATTTGTTTCAATGGGGGGTCAACTTCTAATGGGACTTGCAAAAGGTATTGCAGGAGCAGTTGGGAATGTTATAAAATCTGCAATAGATGCTTGTAAGAATGTTGTAAACAAAGTTAAAGCATTCTTTGGTATTCACTCTCCATCAAGACTTTTTGCAGAAATAGGGGAGTTCTTAGACTTAGGACTTGCTGAAGGTATTGAAGACAATATTAAACCTGTTCAAAATGCAATGGAAGAAGTAGCGAAAGAAACTCAAAGAAGTTTCACAAGTGAATTAAATCATAATATAGTAAATACAAAACCACAATCAATGTTTGAAAAAGTAAATGGAGAAAATGCTTTAATAACAAATTCAGATATAGATAGTAAGACACCTGTTGAATTAATATTGCATTTAGGGAACAATGTTTTTAAAACATTTGTTGAAGATATAACAAAAGTTCAAGACGAAAAAATCGAACTTAATTTAGCATATTAGGAGGTAGTATGGGATATAAATTAATATTTAATAATATAAAC